ATATTAAAGTTTTAACCAAGAAGCCAATCTATGTCCTCCATCCCTCCCATACCATTATCCATTTTATATGGATTTTGAGCTTGAGGACTATGTGAATATATACCAGGAGATTGTTGAGTTGTGACATGAAAACTACCTAATGTAGCACGTGTTAAATCCATACCCTGTTGTCTAAATCTTAACGCAGTATCACGTAAGAATAAACCAATGCTAAATGCCATTACTAAGTCATCATTATAACCGTTTTGTGACTGGGCTTTGCCATGTTTCCAAACGAAAGTTCTTAGCTCATCTAGCAATCTTTTAGATTGTATTGTAACAGATTTTTCTTGTATGTAGGAAATTAATTTTGAAACACATAATGGACGTGTTTTTTGTGAAGTTGTAAAGCCAGGTATCATACCTTGCCCGTTCTCCATTCTAGCTAATTGATTTTCATTAGCTCCCATTGTAGTATCGGCTTTAGAAGAGTAATATAAATTTCTATATCCCCTTTCTATTAAATGTTCTAAAACACTCCATCCTATATTAGCGTTTTCTACTACTAATAAAGCATCATTATATTCAGTTGCTATTGAAAATAAAATATGGGCATAATCTCTTGTTTGAACTTGTGCTCTATATTCAGCTACTTGTTTAGCAGCCTCAATATCAAACACATGAAATGCTGAGTAATCACTACCATCTCCTCTAGCAACATCTGCTACAACCATATAAGTTTTTGTAAAATCAGGTATTTCCCATATCCATAAAGCTCCCTCTATCCCTCTTCTTTCTATAGGGTCAGATGTAAATGAAGCTTCTAAGAAATTAAGCATATCAGGTTCAATAACTGTGTCTCCAGATGTGCTAAAATCGCAATCACATTCTTGTGCAGCATGACGTAATCCTAGAATTTCATTTTGATCATCTCTCCATTGTTGGTTTCGTTCAGGATGAACAGTCCAAGGTAAAGATAAAGGAACAAATTTGTTTTCTTTATTTTGTGCTTTAGTAAAAGATTTATGAAACCAATTACCTGTACCATAAGGTGTAGACAAAGCAAGACATTGTCCTCCAGTAGCTAAAGTTTGTTGAGCAGAGGCAAAAATTTCATCAATACCTTCAATAAAAGCCGCCTCATCAATAATAAGAAAAGAAACAGCTTCTGATCTACCAGCATCTGCTGTCGCTCCTACTGCTTTAATCTGTGAACCATTATTTAACTTTAATGAAAGTTTATTATTTTCTGATGGTTTATCTCCAGATTTTAACCATTTAGGTAAAGCATCATAAGCAAAACGTACTTTAGTAACCATATTCTTAGCAGTTTCTTGCTTAGTAGCGATACAAAGTATATTTTTGTCTTTTTGGAATAACATTAACCACAAAGAATAAGCTGATGCTAATGTTGATATCCCTAATTGTCTTGATTTGTTAATAATTGTATACTCATTTTTTTGAATCTGCTGTAATACTTTTTCTTGGAATGGGTATAAATTAAATTGGATCCTACCCCTTTGTGGGTGTTGAATCCAATAGTATTTTTTCATAAAATAGACTGGATCCTGCGAGCAGCGGATCCATTCTAATTTTATAATTTCCTTTAAAGGGAGTTGTTGTTGTATTTCAGACATAACTAATTTAGAAAGCTTTATACTCCTAATTTTTTACTTAATTTATTAATTTGAGCAGTTAAGTCTTTTAATTTAGATATAGCTGTTTTATCACCACCTTTAAAAGCTTTGTTTACTTCTAATCTTTCATCTTTAAGAGCTCTTAAAGCTTTAATCATTTCATCTTTACTTCTTGAGTCTTTTTCAACTTTAGTATCGATTTTATCATCAGCTGATGGTTCAGATTTAGCTTTAGATGGAGTAATTTTAATTTTTTGTTCTCCTGGAGTTTTAGCAGCTTTTGGCTCTTTAGGTTCAGCAGCAGGTTTATTAGGATCTGCAGGACGTCCTGTTCTTTTAGCTAATGGAGAAGAGGAAGCAGCAATATATTGTGCTAAATCTTTTTCTAATACTTCTCTTGATTTTGGGTTATTCCAAGTAGCGATATCTTTACCTGTTTCTTTAGCTAAAGCTTTATAATCAACTTCACCTGTTTTTTCTAAAGCATCTAATGTATTATAGATAGCAGATCCAGGTCTAAATTTTTCTTTTTTAGCTGCGATTGCGGCTTTAGCTTCTGGAGAATCATCTGTTACTTTATAGAATGAAGCCATTTCATCTAGTACTTCGTTTTCTTCTAAATCGTCTTCTTGTAAATAAGAAGCATCAAAATTTTCAGTTAAAAGAAAATTCTTTGCTTTTTTTAAATCAAAATCACTATTAATGTTCATTTTTTTATTTTTTAAGTTATTGGTTTTGATATAAATATTATAAAGAAATTACTTCTAATATTTGTTTAATTCTTTCCTCAGTTGTACCTGATAATGTATGAGAATTTTTAATTCTATGGTTATAATTTTTACAAATATCTTTAATTATAAAATCAATTAAGTCTCTATACTCAGCATTAGTTTCCCTTACATTATTATCTTCTATTTCTACTCCTTCAGGAGAAACATAAAAAATATAATCATATTCATTGATAAAATTACGAGCATACTCTTCATATGAAATTTTATCTGCCTCTTTTATAGACTTAGCAGCACTTGTAAAAGCCATTACATCAATAACTGTTCTATCAGTAATTAAGTTTTCATGCATTAATTCAGCACAACGTTCTGATAGAAATACAGTTTGACCCTTCATTGTAGAATCAGTATTTAAAGGAATACCTAAATCTCTTAAATATTTACTACGTTCAGTAGAAAATTTATAATCTTTAAATTGTGGTAATTCTTTTAAAGCATTAACTAATGTTGTTTTCCCGACACTTACTGTGCCACATAAACCTATTTTCATATTAAAATCTTGATGTTACTTGTGGATTTTTTTCTGGTGGTACTCCATGTCTGTCTCTACGGGCTTCTAACCATTCATCTTTAGTGTATTGAAAACCATATAAATAGTATTCGTCTTTTTTCTTTAATTCCTTAGCATACTTAAGAGCAGGTTCATCCCATGAGTGGAGCTTCCCATCAAAGTATATAATAGTCCTACCATCAGTTGATGTAAGGGTTCTTGATTTATAATCAGTATTTGTAACATTTTCCATTGGAAATTTTATTTGGTTTGTTCTATAAAAGATATAAAATCTTTAATAATTTCCTGTTTAACAGGTGTTGCTTTCTTATAAGCTTCGCTTAATATAATATTAATATCTATGGTATCCAAAGATTCTACAAGAAGCTGTTTAAGAGGAGTTAAAGCACTTTCAGCTAAAATATACTCTGCGCCTTCTCCATAATCTTCAATATCATTTAAATATAATTCTATATATTTTTGTAACCTATTTTGAGAAGTATTCATATATCATTTTTTTAACATGTTTAACAATTTCTTTAATATTTTTAATTTGAGTATTTAACCACTGCATACGTTCACCCATACGTTTTCCTGCCATAGGAGTTTCAATATTATCTTCTGGGATGTATTTAAGTAAGGGTTTCATGTATTCTGTTCCTGTTAGACATATAAAATGGTCAGTTTCAGGATTAATGCCCTGAGATTTCATTTGTTTTGCTACTTCTGCACCCCAAGCTTCTTTTTCATCTTTAGGCATTTCTTTAAGAGTTTTATCATAAGGTTCTAGGACTTTAGTTAAAGGAACTAGATAATGTTTAGCAGATAAAATAAACATTTTGTCAGGTTTAAGCGACTTACCGTACTCTAAAGTTTTTTTGAATGTAGGCGACGCAGAATATAAATCCTGCGCTTGAGACGGCTTATCTAATTTAGATTTGGTGCAGCTTAATAATACTATAGTAGACATTTATAATGATTTTAATATAAATATGTAAAATATTAAGAAAATTCATTATACCATGTATTATCAACCCATTGAGATTTAATCTTTTTAATAATAGTAAAATACTTTTTCCAATCTATAGCACCAATATCTACAAAATGTTTATATTGTTTGCTTACTCTATTATCATAGGCATATCTCGATTTATGAGATAATGTAATTGATGGATGATTTACTTTAAGTTTTACCCCATTATAATCAACATAAATTATATCTTTAGGTTTAATATACTGGCTATTAAAAAAATCTATAGTATATTCTATATTACCATTATCACCTGATGGTGTAACCCATTCTGTAGAAAATTTGTATAATTGGATTAATTCTTTTTGAGCAAAATGTTTATCAGTTTTATTATTACCTTTTATTTTATGCCCATTCATTTCTGTAGTATCATAATCTCCTTTACCTATCACATAATTTAAGTTAAAGAAATCTTTAAAAACTAATAATTCATCTTCAGTTAATGGTTCAGTTAAACTAAAATCAATATCAGGTTTACGATTTTTAAAATCATATTCTACAATACCCATTATATATAAACCTAAACTACCACCTAAAATTAATTTATCACTTAAATTAGTTAATGGAAGAATAATATCGTCATACTTTTGAGGTAAATTATTAACTGTATTTGGTTTATAACCATTATGTATTCTACTTAATATATTTTTAAACATAATTATTGGATTTTAATTTTAGTACCTGGTAATTCATCGTTTATTTTTGATTTTGAACTGTGCACCCATAATATAGGTTTTAATGGTTTAGTAGCAGGTGAACAGCATTCTCCGTCTGTTAAATAAATTAAATTATCAAATTCATTTTTATGTTCAACTAAATACTTCATTACAGGTTCAAAATCTGTACCACCTCTACCTTGAACTGATAGATCTTCTAAATTACCTTTATATTCATAAACTCTTTGAATATTAGCATCACATTCTATTACTGTTACTTTAGTTCCTGTTTTATAAATGTGGTATATTTCGTTAAAAAATTCTGCTAATTCACTATTAGAGACTGAACCTGATGTATCAATTGCAACTAATGTTGATTTTTTAAGTTTAATTTTTAAAGCAGGATTACCATAAAAACGTTTATTAGGTTTACGTCTTGTTTTTTTAGTGAATACTTTATTTGATGTGTTACTAAATCTACGTAAATAGGCTTTCCAATCTAATACAGGTTCTTGTACTTCAAATAAAGAACTAATATAATCCTTCATCTCTGATGGTATTAAACCCCTATCTTTAGCACGTTTTTCTAATTGGCTTGCTATTTCTTTTAATTGATGGTCAACTTGTTTACCTATTAATTTACGTTCAGCCTCACTCATCCCTTCCATTG